CAGGTTAGACCAATAACCAGAACCATCTGTACTCAAATTTGTATTAACTTTAATCATTTCAATCCCTTTAATCAACTGAATAAGACTATATTATATACCCAAAGTGATTTATTGTCAACCTTTTTAGTCGCCAGAATCAATGTCAAATCCACAAGCACAATGAATACAATTGTATCTAGTTAGGCATCGGCCAATATTAGTACTTTTGTATTCATGCTTACAGGGGGTTCCATCTTGCCTTAGATTGACTTTTCCAGTACCCCGACCGTACATTTGTTGGCCTCCGCAATTTCGGCATTCACGGTCATTTTCACCTTTTCCAGTTCCGTTGCAGACTGGACACACACCTGTTGTCATAATGAATCCTTAAATTCGTTTTAGAAAAATGAATACTTTTGCTGTATCTTTCGGGACCCAATTTCTAGCGGATATCCCGCATTTTTCTCCATACATACGTGCTACTGAACAAGACCTAAAATAACCTTTCTTATCCAGGCCTAGTACGTTGTCGGGGGATGGTTCATGCCATGCATCTTGATGGGTGCAAGTATACCCATAATCATTTCGTATTACTTTATTAAAAAGCGAAACTTTTGCAAACTTACAATCCTTACAGAGGATTTTTTCAGATTTTTTGGATTCTTCCATGTTAGTACTCACTATTTTTGTGTTTTGTATTACGACGGTATGCAACTTTGCTTTGCACAACCTTAGGTTTGAACGGTGTATTTTCTTGAAAAAGCACACGGTGAGCCCTGTGTTTGGGCTGTTCGATTTTGAAAGATAAGAGTTCTTTTTTCATACCCATTAGTATAACAGAACCCTTATTTATTGTCAACCGCCTCGACCAGTACTGTAGTGAGTTCCTTTTGGTCCCTTAGAAACAAAAGTTCTACCATACATATCACCCTGGTATTCATCACTTTTTGCTGAATACTTTAGTACCAATTTAATACTACGATGTAGGCTTACACTAAGTGATAAGAGTGGTCTAAACTCTAATACTTCTGCGGTAACCGTTTCGTTATTGTCAACACAGGTTACTTTACAATCTTCATCATACCGTAACATCTTCCGCTCCAAAACTAAATTCAATACTCAAGTGTTTGATAGACTTGGTAGTGAAACTGCGCCATTCTTTTAAGTCTGTATCAAATACCCGCATAGTAGTCTCAGATACTTTGCGTGGCTTTGCATCTTCTTTAACTTCCACTTTAGGAACAACAGCAGGATTAGTAGTGCAATTCATCACACGTTCAGTGCCATCCTTCTTAGTAAAGGTTACCGTAACTGTTTCTGTTTGTAGAATGCCCCTTAACCACTTGTCAAGTTTGTTCCAATCTTTTTCTGTCCATTCAGTAGAGACATTCATTTCTTTTGTTCTTTCCAAGTTGTGAAAAAGTTTTTGATTTTTGTTTCTTCATCCCAAGAACTACCGTAGTCATTATCCTTATCACACATTGACAATGCCTCTTCTTTAGACACAACACGATGACTAATAATTTGTTCACCAATGTGTTCTTGACTAAACTCTTTGGCTTCTTCCATAGTGACGGTATCCAATGCCCAATCAGCCTTACCCTTGGGCACTTCAACCATATAGCGTTCACGGAATGTACTTACGCATTCGACAAGTACCCACTCAGTTTCTTCCTTTTCAATCTTAGTCAAGCTAAAACTCCCGTCTTTGTGTGTTTTCCATTTAAGTGTGTCACCAATTTCCCAACCTAGTTCATCACACATACCTTCAGGTAGTGGAAGAATCAAGTCACCGGTTTTTGGATCTTCTTCTAAATATACTGTGTGTTTTTTTGACATTTACTTTCCTTACATTATCATGCGAATTAAACCAATAGTGTCGATGGTAGTTAACAATAGATAGTTAGCCAACATACCAAAAGATTTCCTAGACCAAGCAGCCCAAGCATACAAAGCACAACCAGCGATCCAAACAGGATAAAGAGTAAGAAGCGGAGGATTAGGGACTGTGAGCGCCATAGTAATACTGCAACCAATACTGATAGCCCAAGCAAGCAACTCAATAAGAAAGCGAATTCTATTAGATTTAAAGTCATCTCTAATCCAACTAAAAGTTCCGGCTACAATATCATTCATCCTAAGTCCTGTTCATAGCCATACATTGCGCTATCTTTTTCATGTTTGGCAATCATATTACGTAAAATTTCTTCAACTAGTTGGTTAAGAGTTATATCACGCTTATGTGCTTCGGCAAACAATTTGAGTAAGGTATCATTATCTAGATCAACAGGTACTTGAATACGTGCATCAAAACTATTGCCATTGAATATGGCTTCTGCCTTTTCTAAAAAGTCTTCCTCAACTTCAAGGTCAACCCACTTAACATCATCCCATGCCTTACGCCATTTTACTTTACGTTCTTTGGCTTCGGCAATCATAGCATCTTTGAATTCAGGGTTCAACCAACGATATGGTTTATCATTCACTTCATCCCATGATTCAATTTTCATAGTTAGATCAGCCTCATAGATTTCTTGTGTCTTGGTACTGTAAAGCACGGATACATAAGCAAACTCACTTTCGTAACTTAAATATCGTGCATCAGGATAGCATTTCCAACCGTATTCACTACCTTCAGTAATACGGTGATTTGTTAGTTCATTTATTTGACTTAAGTGCATTTTCTTGTCCTTTGTAGTGTTCAATAATAGGTTCGATGTTGTTATTGTATATCTGTTCCATTGTTTTGTAAAGCATTTTGGCATCCTGCGCAGTCATACCAGATGTCCAAGGAGGGTCATCGTCTTTTTTATGCAATCCATAATCATGTCTATATGTCATACACATGTCATGGATGATCTGTTCTTTATTTTTCATATATTTTTTTACATTCTGCAATGACGAATGATGGGTAATTTTCTTGCATTGCAAGAACGGTTGGGCAATGAAATTCAACTGTAACAGTTTGATCATCGTAGTCTTCATTAGTGATTACACTATAAAAAAAACGCCCAACAAATAGAATGATTAACAATATCAAAAAAGGCATCATTAGGTCGGCTACTCTGTTTGGTCCAGGAAATTTATTCATATATAACAATCCACAAGTGTGCCGATATAAAATTGATATCGGTAAGCATAATATTCTTCATGTCTTTTAATATTTTCATATTGATGTATTCGTTCCATATCGTTACGCAACTCTTGGTTTCTTTCTAATCTCTTTTTTTCAGTATAGTCAATTCGTTTCCAATCATAATATTCATCTATCTTGTCATAGTGTTTGTTGAATATTTCTTTACGTAATTCAATTTCATGTTTATGACGTAAGGTATAATCTAATAATGGAGTTGGTGTACTTACTGAGGATTTTATACTAACGCTCACTTGTTTCCCAATCGTTGTTCTTATAATCCCAATGTCTACAGTCATAGAGTTGGATCATTATTTCATACCCAAGTAAACCTAATTCAAGTCTAACACCTGCATGGTCACATTTTCTTTTCCAATCAAAATTAAAATGCAATAGATATTCACAATCTCGCATTAGTTGGAATTCAAAATATTTGTTTTTTATTGGTGCATTCCATGAACGACTAAAGATATCATTGAATGATAACCTAGTAAAGGGATAATCAATTGAAAAGTTTAATTTAATCATGTTACGATTATAACATGAAACCTAATTAAGGTCAACTATTTAGGTTAACATGTCATTTGAGAAGTTGTAGTGCATATTCTACTACGGATACGTCTACGTGCATTCTTTGGGCAATTTCATACGTATTGAGATTTCTCTCTATCATTTCTTTTACTTGCATCAGTACATCACGGGCCATGTTAAACTCCTTAAGGCGTATATATACAACGCCTTAGGAGCCATTTTCGTTGACACTACAGTTTCAACATCGCCCACATTGCAGTCTTTTCCAAATCAGACTGAAACTCTGGATAGACTACATCCAGTTGTTCTTTATTGACTTCTGTATAACCCTTGTCTAGCTTTTTAATGAAAAGTTTATGAACATCCCAGTTATCACCTTCAACCATTTTAGTTTGTAGCTTTTTGCCACGGCGCCCCCAAAAGGTTACATACTTACCATCACCGCGATAAGATGCGGTTGGTTCTTGTAAACAGATAGCACCCCAGACTTTATCAGAAGTGCCTTCACGACACCAACCAATATATGCGTATTTCATACTTCAACTCCTATACACTGTTCCACATCTTCTAAAATACGCTTGAGTTCGTCAATGTTGAGTTCAAGCATAGCACGGATGCCTTCACTATACATTGCCGCACCTTCATTGATGCCTCGGTAGTTGCAAAGTCCAGCAAGATACTTTTCCTTGCCGGCGATTGTGTTACGCAGATTTTCTGCTACGGTATTGATGTTCATTTTGCTTCTTTCATATTGGTTAGGCTAAAGTAAGTGTGGCCTACAGTCCAATCAGTGTTCCAACGAACCATTACATTGTAGATACGAATCCAACCGTTCCGCCAATTTAAGCACCACATATAGTTGCCTTTGAGATTGTAGCGTGTCAGTTTCATTCTTCAATTTCCTCTACAGTTTCTTCCACTGGTTTATCCATAACTTCTGCAGGGCATAATATTTACCTTTTATTTCCATGCGTTAACTAAACCGATTAAACAAGTGACAATTGCCACAATGTTTACTATTAATTGCGGACGATTCTTTACACGAATGGTCCATGCCATAAACATGATTGTACCTAATGTGAATGCTACAATATTGTAGGGATAAACACTAGGTCCAATTGCATTACATACGTGTCCTGCAATAATGAATACTGCACCGGTCCATTGTAAGATATCGTTTACTTTCATTCTTCAACTCCTCAATAACGATGTTTTTCTTTACGGGATCCGTCTTTTATCAAACCGCAAATATATGACCTCTCAGACCAATTGTCATCAGAGTCAGACCAATTAGTCCAGTTGCGCTTACGATATTCCATTTCAGCACGGTGTGCGTAGATTGCGGTATCCCTGCAATTAGTAAGACCCGTTACCATACCAACTAGGCGCTCGTCACGTTCATTACCTTTTCCTACATCCTTCCAATACCAAACTTCATAAGTGGCCTGCCTTTCGACATATTCGCACGAAAACTTAGATGCGTATCGCTCACACCCATTAGAGCCACCATCGGAGCCACACGCCTGCAATGTTAGTAGGCTTACCACTGACAAAATCATCAAAAATTTTTTCATTACTTTACTCCAAAAGTGTTCAATGCGGGTTGTAAACTGTTAATCAATTCTGTTTCACGGGCATGTGCAGGACGCTTGCCACGTACAATTTCAATAACACCGAATACAAAACGCTCGGCGCTTCGTTCACGTAATGCACGTGATAAACCCCAGTTTTTGTTTTCTGTCATTGCACGTTGCATATGTTTTTGCATACGACGGGTCAATGTCTTACGCACGTTACCTGCAAAACACATAGCAGTTAAACCGATATAATATTCTTCAGTCACTACGTCTTGAATGAAGTAGATAACTTGATTTCTATCAGTTCTGCGTTTACGGATGATTTTCGAGTTCATGTAATGATTATACACGAAAGCCCATTTATTGTCA